GTTCTAGCAAGTGCAGCTGTACCGTCTTGAGCGCCAAAACCAGCTAAGTTTTTAATTCCAGTGCCAGCATCCGCTATATTAGACAGCGTACCTTTTCCAGCTTCAGTCAAGTTTGTTCCTAAAGACTGTAACCCAGTTTGTTGTGGAATTACTTGCTGTGTTCCAGCAAGACCGGAATAAACATCTGGGTTTGATGCAAGGTTAGATAGCCCCACATTTGCAGTTTGTAAATTTTCTATCCCCTTTGGTATTGCATCTGCAAATCCTCTTGGAACTTCACTTATCCCCATAGCCGCATTTTGCTGAGCTAGTGTAGCAGCTTGGGAACCAACCCCAGTATTAGCTCCTTCAACCCCTATATTTGCTGCAATATTTGATGTCTCTGCTTTAGCTGCTTCTTCAATTGATTTTGTTGCAGAACTTGTTGCTGGGTCAGCTGCATTTTGAAGTCCAGCGGATAACTGCGCAGCACCGTAAGCAGCAGCACCGCCCATGATGGCACCCTGTAAATTAAAATTATGCCCTGTTCTCATTACTCCAGAACCAGTTAAAGCACCTAGCCCAGTAGCTAAACCTACTTTGGTCATACCCATAGCGGCTAATTGTGCCCCAGGAATAAACGAAGCAGCTACAGAAGCTACTGTACCCCAACCACCAGGAATTGACTTTCCTACAGCTTTATCTAAACCAACAAGAGCATTATCAACTCCAGGGATTTGCTTAAGCGTAGCATTGTAAACAGGTTGTACTACGGCTTTAACGCCTTGGGTGACTGCCTTTGCAGCGCCACTAAACACCTTACCCATAAGTTACTCCTTGTATTCTGTGTTTCATAAGTCCGCCATCCAAACGTACTCTGGGTTATCTGATTCTGCGGCTTCAATACCAAAGTTCTGCATTAAAGCTAATAATTTTGGGGTATCATCATCTACGTTGCTGTACATTCTTTTAAGATGCGAACGTTTAAGTTCAGCTAAAATAACTTTTAAAGACCTAGCCATAACTAATGGCTTATCTACAGAGAACAAATGAGCTTCTACGATGTTATCGCCAATACTAATCAAAACTGCAACGGTATTATTTTCCTGCAACATAAACAATTTACCCTGCTCGTTTAACTGAGCTAGTGCCTGTAGTGCTTGTTGTACAGTTTCTGGGGACTCTTTGCGCCCTAAATCCGCCATTATAATCTGTGATGGAGGCATCTCTTGTACTGGGTCGGCTAAAGCTTGTCCGCCGTCGGCGTAATAATTCATATAAACCTCGTAGGGGTAATTTGGGTTAATTTTATCATGCGTAGACCGCCGAAACACAAGTTGCTGTAACATTTATTGAGTTAATAGCCGGTGCAAAAGCAGTAGCAGATTCTGCCAACAACTTGCAATCTAGATTATCTGTAGCCCAATAGACCTCAAAATACTCGCTTGGGGCTAGTTCTACTACAAAAGTGTCGGCAAAATGCACCTCATCTGGGGACGTTCCACTTAACTCTATTTTAGATGCGGAATAAGCAATATCAGCCCCATTAATCCTACCCCAGACCCATATATAACCGTTTGTAGAGGTAGCGGTCTGGTTAGTCATCTGAATAGATACTTGGAAGTTATATACCCCACCCACAGCTGCCACCATCCTTGATGGGTATGTTGCATCCAAATCAATGTTATTGCTAGAGGTAGTAGCATTTAAAGTAATAGGGTAAGCCGTATTAATAACTGCCGCAGTCTTTGTTGCCGTGCTGTAAAACGACCCATAAGGAAACTCTAAAGATGCTCCTCCGGTAGGTCCAGACAGGGTAAATAGGGCGTTATCCACACGGTTAAAGTACAGACGAAGCACGTTTTGGAACTGATCCTGTTGCGCCTGTAGGTATTCTGACGTAGGGAGGGGAAGTGCTGGAGCACGGACTTTATATAAAGGCATTAACGTTTTCCGTCTGGTCTGCCATCTAAACGTGGGCTACCTAGCTGCCATTGGACACCTAAATCTACAGAGGCAATCTCAACTGCCATCTGACGTGCTCTAGCCCGCATAAAGATTTGGTCTGTATATACCCCTACTGAAGTCTCAATAACTCGCCCAGTTTCTGTATTGGAGTAAGCATTTCCAGGGAAGTTTCTAGGCTTAATATACATAGTGACTTCTGGCTCATCTGCTGTAGAACCGTCAAAGCTAATGTCAGGAATGATTCTCTTGGTTAAGATGAACTGGTCTCCATCTACTAGGTCGAAGTCAGACGAAGCAATGTTAGCCGCTAGTGGTAATAGGTCTGCGTTAACCCCACGCTCTTGGTCGTACATAATGTTTGTAGCCACAGACTGCGGGTATTCCCTTAATGACGAGTCGTTCTATGCTGTGCGCTCAATACTACCGTAATACCAAATTTTTTCTAAATGGTTGTAAACGACATAGGCATCATTAACGTTACTATTAGCAGTAGGGTAGAACCACCAGATTTCATTCCAGCCTTCATTAGTACCAACTACGATTTGGTTTGCCTGCGCGTAGTTTAGGTTTTCAAACACATGGTTACGCAAGGTGCACGGCAAAGTCTCTACACGACCAGAATAAGCATAGAACTTATCATGCCCAAACCAATAAGCTGTGTTGTTTACTATGGCTACAGAACGTGAGCTAAGAATAGAGATGTTGTCAGAAAGTTCTTGCAAACCAAATACATCAGTTGTACCTAGATACTGCAATGAATTCAATGTTCCATCGGTAAATACTAGAATTTCTTGGCGTGTTGCTGCGGCACAGACTATTTGAGAACCCCTAGAAACCCTAATAAAACCAGCAGAGTTAGTAACTAGCGGGGTCCAAACGTTAGCTTGCCCTTGACTTGCCCAACGAATAAGCAATGGATCAAAGTCACCGCCACCGTAGGGGGTAGCACCAAATGCTAGTAAGTGCTTGTCATTCTGAGACAAGAAGATTTGTGTAGTTTCATCTGGTACATCAGCCGGAGCAATACCATCAATAGTTGTAGTAGATAAAAGAGTCGCCCTAGCACCAACACCATCCGAGTATTTCCAGTAGTAAATAGGGCCATTGCGGATATTCATTACTAGGTCGTTGTCAAAGTTATTAAAGAACCAATCCCTTTGTGGCTGCACGATAGGAGTAATAGCACCTGAACCCCAGCCTCCACGACCCCAAGCACCAGCACCCCAGCCGTAACCGAAAGTGTCAATATCGTATCCAACATCAATATCGTAATAGGCAGTAACCGTAGCCCCACCATTGCCAGTATCCGAACCATTAGCGTTTACACCAACATCTATTGTGTATGTTTTGGATGTGGTATTTACAGTAAGGATCTCGTACCCACCCTCAATGTTTAAAACTGCCGCAGTAATGTTTCCACCTAGTGAAGCTGCACCGGCAAAGGTTACATAGTTACCAACTTCTGGGTCGTAAGTAGTATCGGTAGAGTAGGAAATAGTCAGTACATCAGAACCAGAAGTAGCCGTAAATGGCCCAGATGGGGCACCTAAAGTAGTGGAAGTATGCTGAAGCGGGGTAATATCGTAAATCTCTGCACCAGCCTCAAGATAGACTTTTTTGCTAGTACCTAAAGCTAAGTAGTTATCACTATATGTAGTGACCCAGTTAAACATCTGACGGCAGATGCCAATTAGAGTAAATGTACCGTAGCGAAGCCACCCACCAATTTTCTGTGGATACCCAGAACGAAAACGAATTTTGTCGCACTGATACCAACCGCCTTCATTGGTATAGTTTGTTTGGTCTCTGTTGACGCCTGGTTTAAATTGTAGCTTTTGTAACGGCATTATGGTTTACCCTAGGACTTGTAGTGCTTTAGCTATTTTAGCTTTACGGTCATCTAAACCTATCAAACCGCCGTTGATACGCTTGGTCATTGTCTCATAATCCTTAGAATCAGCCAAGGCGTTTAATCCCTTTTTGTTCCAGAACCAGCCCGCCGACAGACAAGCATACTCTGGTTGAACCAATAGCCCAGGGGTAGCCAACAAATCTACACCAATACCAGCACCACAATTAGAGTAGTTTTCTTTACCAGTAAGTTGAATTAACCCACGTCCATGATACTTCCAGCCCTCACCGGTCTCTTCTACGCCATTTCCCATACGTCCGCCGTAAACCTTATTGGCTATGGCTTCTTGATTATGGGCATACT